AGTATTCAAAATTTAACTTTCTAACTTATATTTTATATTTTTTTGTAGATGTACATATGGCAAATGTAGAGGAACTGCTTGAGATTTTTCATGATAGAAATCTAACCCTAAAGAATATCTGTGGCCATATGTAGATCTTTGAGAAGTAGTTTCATGGTACATCAAAGAACCAAAAAATGTCAGAGTACCTGGTTTATTTTCAATAGGTAAAAAGCGGTCATGCATTATAGGTACATGATATAATGTCTGAGATGGGCAATTTGAGTCTACAAAGAAATTAGCAGATATAGAACTATCAAAAACAAATGTGTGGGCGTGCTTATCTAACCAATCTAAGTGAGATAATTTATTTGCCCAACATTGTACTTTGTTAGCTTCAAAACTAGCATTTAAATATTTTCCAATATAATCGAAATACGCGTCATTTATAAATTGCTTAAGTCTTTCAACTGTACTATAAGATTCTGCATAATCTAAGATATTATACTTTGAAAAATGGCCGGTCAAAATACTTTGAGTATTAGTAAGACCATCACTCGTCTCACTAGTACCTTTATTGGTTTTTAGCCACAACTCGAGTTCATCAATAATTTTAACTAGATCAACTCTTATTTCTTCGTATGAATCAATAGTGTATTCTACGATCGGAAATTGTATAGTCGCAAAATGGTCAGATTCTTTAATAATATATTCATTTTTTTTCATTTATCTCATTATCCAAAGCACGTTCTAATATAGATGATAGTACACCACCGGCGTACTTTTGTAAACCAATATTTTCAGAAGTTATAGAATCATCTGGAGAATATATCACCGTAAAATTAAAAGAAAGCTCGTCGCTTTCCTCTTTTAATTCTAATGCTCCAAATTGAAATACTGTTTCAATATATTCGCCTTCTAATATTCTAATTTTCCATGTATCATTGTCATTATCATCCGGTACTAATTGATAGTTAACGTTTTCTTTCATCGCTATCTTCACTCCATATTAAAGAGAAATCCTTAGCAGCATTTACTAAATTACTAGGATATCCATTGGTAGTCAAAAAATGATCAAACCCTGGCATAGTTGGTTCTATATGAGCAGGCATCTTTTTAGGAAAGCCATACGTTTCGCCTGAAGGCGGATTAACCATTTTATATTTTACCACGTTTTATTCCTCTACTATTTCATCCATATCTACTAAAGATTGATGACCAATACTATATTGTTTCTTTAAGAAATCCTTAAAATCTGTTTCAGCAAAGATTGGATCCCAGAAGGATTTATCAAAAGTGGCATCATGCCGAACCTTAGGTCCAACTTCTCCAGTAGTTTGATTAACTGAAGCATACCAACCATTGGAAGGCTTAGTAGCATAACCACCAGCAAGAGCACAATCGAGCAGCCCAGAGTACTTACGGACACCACCGTCCCAAGAAACTGTAATAGGAATCTTAGACTTCTCTTTAACATAACGACTTTTCTCCACATTAATTACGAAATGATAACCTTGAATCTCTGTACCTTTTTTATCTTGTTGGCGACCAAGAATCCAAATATTATCTGCGCTATAGTATATACCAGTTCCTCCGCCAACAATTGCCTTCGGAAATAAACCAATCTCCATATATGTATGGTTTACGGCAATAAGAGGAATGTTTTTCATAGTAAGATATGGTGTGCTCATACGAAATAAACCTTTTAAGGCTTTAGCACGTGACATATCTGCAACTGATTTTTCATTGATCGCATCATCTAATTCTTTCTTAGATGCCAGATTACCAATAGAATCGATTACAATAATTACTTTATCGTTTCTATCTATTTCTTCAAGCTGAGAAATAAGATCAAATTTAAGTTCTTCTACATTGGCAATAGGTGTATGCAAGATACGAGATGTATCAATATCAAATTGTTCGAAGTATGATTGTGGTGAACCAAATTCTGAATCATAAAATAGCATAATAGCTTCTGGATGCCTTTTAAGATATGATGCTGCCATCAATAAAGCAAATGAAGTTTTAAAATGTTTTGATGGACCAGCTAAAACTGTTAGGCCTGGTGCCAGCCCTCCGTCTACAGAACCTGAAAGTGCTACGTTCATCATAGGCACATCAGTTGGTGTCATGTCTACTTCTGTAAAAAACTTAGATTCAGCAAGGACTTCAGCTGTTTTGATTTTACTGTTTTTCTTCAGTTTGTCCATAATTGACATTTTGTTCTCTTTCTCTTTCGTCTAATTCATACATAGCTCTGTATTCATTGTTAATTCTAACACATTCTCCGAGCAATGTAAACCCTTTATCGTGATTAAATAAAGCGTTGGTATCCTTTGGAAAGCATGCTCCTCCGTATCCACGTTTATTATCAAGACCTGGTACGGCCGTATGAGACGGTCCGATACGCGGGTCAGATATAATAGCATTTACTATTTTATTGTAAGAGCCCTTGTTATTTTCTATCACATCGTAAAGCTGATTAAAGAATAGTACCTTCATAGCCAAAAAAGAATTGATTCCATATTTAACATAGCTAGCATCTATTGCCGACATGCGATGAACTGGACAAGGCCGGCAAAGACTATGCTCTTTATAATAATATTCTAAGTCGTCAATAATACCGCTTTCCCCACCGAAAATATGCATACCCGGATTAATGAAATCATCTATAGAATTTTTTTCTGTAAGAAACTCAGGATTATATACAATTCTATTTCCGCCTGATCCTTTGATAAGACCCTTTAAAATATCAGGCGTAACAGTTGACTTAATGACAATGATGCCAGCCATACGTCTCTTAAGCTGCTTAACGGTGTCTACTAATATACTAGAGTCTATAACTCCGTCTTTTCCCATCGGTGTCGGTACGCACACGAATGCTATATTTTCTTGTAATTTAACATTTTTAAGGCTTACATTATATTTAGGATCTACTATTTGTATTCTTACGCCCGGTGTTTTAAAACCATATTCTACGGCCTTGCCGACAAAACCATGGCCTATAATAGTAATTTTCATTCTTTTATCCTAAATTTGATAGACGAGTTCTTAATTCTGTTGACGAAAATCTATGATCTCTTTTATTGTAATGTAGTTCAATGTTTCTGGCAGAACAAATAGCTCGGCCAGTAAATGTACCATGTTTATATTCTTCACCTAATATTCTTACATCAAAATGAAACATTTGCAAAATATCTTCAAGATCTTGTTCTGTTTGGTACGGAATAATCTCGTCTACGTATTTTACACCTTGAAGTTGTGTCCATCTTTCTACTAAAGATTGAACCGGTGAATTCTTATCTGATCTGTCAACACTTGGATCTACTTGCAAACCGCATATTAGATAATCACAAACCGTCTTTGCCTCTCGTAACATTGATATGTGACCAGCATGTAGCAGATCAAACGTTGAAGCAGTGAAGCCTATTTTCATGGTTCTAAACTATCGTCGTCAAGGAAGTTGTAACCTACAGTTTCACGTTCAATATCATTATGATTGAATTCTGCCCAATATAATTCATATGCTACTCCTTCGCGTATACACTCAAATTGGTGATAAAGACCAGGTTTAACTTTATGATAATCGCCTTCATTAAGAATGGTAACATCACACAAATCATAGTCACGTTGCCATGTACGAATAAGCATCTTACCAGATTCTACATAAAACCCATTCCATTTATATCGATGTAAGTGTTTAGAACACACACCGCCTTCTTCCATTTCAATACGATGAAACTCTAAAGCGCCATTAGCTTCAATCAGTTCTGTCGTACCCCATACTTTTCCCGCTTTCATTTTCAAATCCTTTATAATTACGATCAATCACAACAGTTTCTTTTTTAACTGTTAATTCGGCAATTCTTTTATATGCGTTTTGAAGCTCAGCCTGCAATTGATGCACATTATTTTCTAATAAATCTATTGTATTAGCTTGAGCCACAATAATTTTTCGATTCTTTTCGGCTTCCATTTGATCAGGTAACATTAAAAAACTCCATTCTTATATGCATATTCTAAAGCGTTATTAGCCTCTGTTTCAAGAGGCCTATTCTGATATCGATTAGCTGTGTCTCTATCTATTTCTCGGATAAGTTCTACTATTTGGTTAGGTGTCATAGGATATTGTCTATCAATTGCATTACCAGCAATGGAACACATTAGTTTGTATATCATTCTATAACGTCCAGTATTGTCTATATTAGCAATAGATGTATATTCTTGCAATAATCTTTTATTTACAAAGGGGCAATCACGATAGCCTGACCATTTATAGTCAGTATTATCAAGTGAATTTTTGCGATGTTCGATTATTTGTTTGCGCCATTCTTCTGGTAAATTGGCCATAAAATCGCCGGTTTTCTTTTCAACATAAGGATGCTTTGCGATTAGATAATCAGGATCTACATCTGAACCAGTCGTATTATTAAAAATAAAGTTATTAGCGCCGTCATACTGTGCAGGTACATAATACATACGAGAAAGATCTTTAGTCTGTTTATCTCCAAGCGAGTCAAGTTCCGTGTTGAGGGCGAACCAGAATGCTTTGATTCGATCTCTTTCAATCGGTGTTTTAAGAGGAAATACCAATCTGAACTTTGGTAAAGAATCAGTACTGCTAGCAGTAGAATAGCAAATAAAATTGTAACTTCCGAAACGTAGTTTAAGAACATCTTCTAAATTCTCATCAAATGCATGGTCATCAACATCAATAGCAGCCCAGCTTGCCCAATCAAGAACGTTTTTATTGGCCCGAGTTGTATCAGGAATATAAGTAGCCGGTGATATAAGTTCCGCATCAGACTTACCTTTCAGTTTTCTTTCAGACAATTTAAATAGAAATCTTGAAAATTTATCCCAAGTTTCAAAGTCAAATCTCTTGTGTGTCTTATTATCAAATTTGCTTTCAAATACTGTTAGCGAGTACATTAGACAAAAAAATCCTCGAGTGTTGCAGTTGGTTCAACTTCCCACTCAACAGCATCTAAGATAGGTTTCAGTGGTTCGATAAACGTCTTCTCAAACATTATACCATAATTTATATACTGATGTACACCAATTTCTTTCGGTAATATACCAGGAAATGATATAACATTTTCACGTATAGGATTCGGAGTCTTTAGATATACAAACTTTACTTTTTCACCATTATTTATCTGTTCGTATTTCTTAGTAAGATTCAAATCTTTAAGTGATTTGTTGTATAGTAAAGAACCCCGGACATGGATCGGTGTGCCTTTTTTGTATATGGTTTTCTTATCTCGCCATTTAACGAGTTCAGTTACACCTCTAGGAAATGAAACAGACTCAGGTGTAAGTCCATTAAACTCTCTTCTAAAGTCTGCAATAAACCTTTGCGTATCTGCTTCTGTTCCGTTAATGATAACCTTAAAGATTTCTTTAAACTTATTGCGTACAATTTCAGGCGTGGATGACTTAATAGCTTCGATACCCATCATCTTAAGTTTAGGTTCGGCGAATTGCACACCTTCAGAATTGTGAACGTTTAGAATATATCTTTTCTTTGCAGTCCATATACCACGATCAGCAATAACTTCACGAGCCATTTCCATACGAGGCGTATAACCATTCATAATAAAGAAGAACTCGTCATAAGCTTTTGCCATAACTGGTTCAAAATGATCTTTACATATTTTATCAAGGAATTTAACAGGATCTTTTGGTTTAAACTTATCAACAAGAGGACCCATATTGACATAGATCGAATCGGTATCAATGGCAACAATATAATCTTTATCGGCTTTTGTAATATCGTTCATCGCGTTATTCATACACTGCTCTGCCCACTTAATAACAGTTTGACCAGTGAGTGTAACAGATTCTGCTAGAGCGTTATCAAAGTATTTAAAATACTTGTTAGCAAGAGCACCATACAAAGAGTTGAGTAGAATCTTAATTGCCATCTGATTGTTTTCAGCTTGGTTAATCTTAGAAAGAAGAGATTTATCTTTTGTCTTCTCATATTCAGATTGAGCGGCAAGCATTTGTTTTTTAACGACGGTTCTCTCTGCATAATAGTCAACAATCAGTTCTGGAATAATACCTTGCTTGGTACGCTCAAAGGGGACACCAGATGCGCACACAGCATAGTTAGTGTCTACAGGCTTAGATCTATCATGGTCCGAAAGATAATAATGAACTCCTTGTGGAAAACGAATAGAATTATCTCTACAAATAGTTTCTGGTGATATATTTTGTTGAACGATGATATTAGGATATAGTGAATTAAGATCGAAAGATACGACCCAATCATGAGCACCGACATGTGGTTCTTTTACAAAGCCGCCTGCAATTGAATGAGGCTCATCTCTGTCGCGGTGTGTGCTTGATGGGGATCTTATAGAAGTATCAGTAGGACCAACTTTACTATATGCAACTTTGTCAATTTGTTTTACAGGAGGTACGATATTCTGTAATAAGAGTCTACGATAGATAATTGAATCCCATATGCCAACAACACCGAACGTATCACTCAGATTAACACCACCACGATATGCCATAGTTAACGCAAGAGAAATAAGGCCCATCTTCTGATCAATACGATCAACGAGTTGAACATCTTTAATATTATAGTCAATAAATTTCTGATGGTCTTCTTTATATAAAGTGTAAAGATTACCGTGTTCTTCATACGAAAGTTTCTTTTCACCTACAACTACGTAGCCAATATGATCAAGCTTATACGATTCTTGATTACCATATGAATATCCGAACTTCTTGAATAACTCAAGATAATCTGCTTGTTGAATACCAACGATTTCGTATGCAGGAAGTTCGCGGTGCATAGAGCGTACGTTACGTTCATTAACCATATTCCACGGAGATAAACGACGAACTGCCTCTTCTGATCCAATAAGACGAATACGATTTACGATATAAGGAATATCGAAGTGTCTTGAGTTCCAACCAGTAATCACATCAGGATAGTTTTTAACCCAATAGCCCAGAAACTTAGCAAGTAATTCTTCTTCTGATTTGCACCGATGATATTGTACAAGATCACCTTGCATATCAATCTGTGATTTTTCTGAATCCCAATCATCTAGACCCCAAACTTGATAGACCGAAGACTTACTCGATTTAAGAGCAATAGAAATAACAGGATATGCGGCTTCTTCTGGTGTAGGAAATCCATCATCAGAAGCAACCTCGATATCGAAGTTAACTACATTAATTTGGTTAATGTCAAACGATATATTATCAGGATATTTACTAGTAATAAACTGATGAATATAATTTGTAGTTCCGTATATTTTTTTATTAGGAACATCTGCCATTGATTCAAGATAATTCTTAGCATCTTTCATGCTGTCAATATCTCTGATTTCTTTTAAGTAATTATCAGTACCGAAAGCTTTTAGCTTAGTCGGCGTATTTGAAACACTATACAATTTTGGTGCGAATTTATATTTTTGTTGAATGGGTGAACCATTATCAGAATAGCCACGATATAATATAGAATTGCCGTATCGATTTACTGATGTATAAAAAGCCATGTATTCTCCTATCTTCACACCATTCTAACACAAAAAAGAGGGATTGTAAACCCCTCTTTTATAAATTCTTACCATCAAGCGTATGAGTGCCTGAATTATGTAAAGCCCATCGAAAGCTGTCCCACATGTCCCAGCCTTCTGATCTAAGTTTGGCATACCATTGTTTAAATCTTTTATATCGTTGGATCGTATTGTTCTCCATTATAACCAGGATATGATTGCCCTTTGTGCACACCAGAATTACAGCCTACAACTACTACGAGTAAAAAGATAATTGACCACAATGTAACTCTTTTGGTCCACATCATAAACTGTTCGAAAGTTTTTTCTGCTTCTTTTTGAGCAGCTGCTCTTACTTCTTCGTCTGTCATTAAGATCTCGTCTTATAATATGATCGATAGATTTCACGGAGTTCAATACTATCTGTTGATTCTTGTACAATATAATCTTCTTTGTCAACTTTAGCTGCATCTGCCATGCCAATAGCATCTTCTTGTCTACTGGCAATGGCAATAATTTCTCCGTCTTTTTTTCTTACAATAAACATTCTCATAAAATCTCCGGCAGTTGTAAATTTCAAATCTTGCATTTCGTTATTCATGCTCGCCGCCGGGCCCTCTTCCACTATAAAATCCGTATGGCTTTCTCTTGGCTATTTCAAAAGTAGCAACCGTAATAGCAACTGCTCCGAGCAATAATGAATGAGCAATCATACTATAAAGACCTGCCCACATACTACCTGCGACAAAACCAAATACAATACACCACATCCATGCCAAAACTTGCATAATCATATGCCGAGTGTTTAAATCTGGAATATTACTTAACGGATTAAGATTGTGATCCATTACTACATTCCAGCAACTGTAAACAAAAGCTCTCATTATTTTTTCTCCGAAACAAAGCTATACATTTCTTTTGCTTTATTCATTAGATCTTCCATAGAATACATTTTATAGGCATCTTGAACTTCTTCGTAATTCTTTTTACCTTGTTCATACATATCATTCATCAGTTGAACATTCATATTATATTGCTGATCCATATAATCTTTTGCTAGTTTGAGCATGTCTGCTCTTATTTCAAACGGAT